AATCTATTCTTATGCTTAACCATCATGTCTCTTAGATATTGTTCTGCTTTCATCTTTGGTAGATTACCAACATCAATATAAAAGATACGACGTTCTGGTGCTCTTGATATTCTATAAATGACAGTTGCATCTTCAAGAATACGTAACTGATTTAAAGGTTTGATTGCTTTATGTAGATGACTAAGAACCATTCTATTGTCTTCAGTCATTACACCAGATGTACAATGGAGAATTGAATCCTTAGCAATTTTTACGCCTTGATCCATCCCAGCTGATGTTGGACTACCTCCTGGATATCCAACAAAACCTTTTTCATTATAGAGAAAGAACTCACTTACTGTTCTACTTACTTGTACAGAACCAGCTGGGCCGCCTTGATTAGCATTAAGTCTTTCTTTCTTACTTTCACGAACCTTTTTAATCTTTCGTGGATCCACATAACGTAACTCTTTAATACCTTCTTCAACCTTTTTAGGATCAATGATAACGTGATAGAACATCCTTCCATCAATATACCAATGCCGAGCTACTTCATAACCTTTTTCGTTAAACTCTAATAGATCAAGAATTGTTTCAAATTCTTGAGTGATTGCCTTTTTAGATGATTTAGATAATCCTTTAACCAAATCTAGATTGATATCAACCAACCTGTTATGATTATCATAGACGATAAACTCGTGAATGATATCGTCGATTGCCATGTCACACTCAGGTTGCATTGACATTCGACGATATCGTGTTACGAGCTCAGCTTCTGTTCTTGTTGAACCTTCAAGATCAACGTAAGTGCCATACATGCCTCCAGTGGAGACATTATGTGCACCATCGTCCGTTTGCAAGGGAGCAAACGATGCGGTTGCCCCATCGCCTGCTGCCCTTTTAATTTCAAAACCAAATAGGTTAGCCATATTACCTTCCTAATTCATTATATAAAAATTTAATTACCACCAGCGTTGCCGGTAATACCGCCAGATACCTCCCAATAATCATACTGGAATGTTACAGTAAATTCTTGGATTGTGTCCGTTGCATTCCAATCAAGGTCTATAGTTGAAACTTCAACTGGGAAAATTCCATCAAATGAATATTGACGGATCGGAACTCCGGTCTTACTGAACTCAACAACATCAGCCCTTTCCTTATATAGTCCCGGAGAAGCAGCACCAAACCCTCTTACGTTACCGAGATGGGAATTGATGTTCTGCATCCACTCTTCCATTGAGTTTCTTACTAGGAAATCCTCGTCGTTCATTACAGTAACAGTCCACTCAGCGAATGTTCTGTCACCTGCAAGTCTAATCTTTCTACCGAAGTAAGGTACTTCAATAGTTCCAAGTGTTGAAGCTGGCAACTGCGCAGCTCTTGCCATGAATGGCACTTTAGCATCTCCAGCAGCATTAGCTGGATTGTTAAAGACCACTTGGAATAGACTAGGACGAGCACCGCCTAGTACTAGTTGTGATCTGATTTCGTTAATGTTTAAAGCCATTAGTCTCTCCTATCCTCTATCTATTTATGTCTAGAATTGACCAACGACTTCAGAGAACTCGACATTAGTTCGAACTGCAACGAAGTTCAACTGAATGAAGTTAATCGAACGAGCTGGTTTGATGTAAATATCACCAATAAACTCGTTTCTATCAATAACTTCTCCAGTGTTATTCGTGTCGTCACAGACTACTTTAAAGTCGAATATACCACGGCGACCCTGAACATCCCGAAGGAAAGGCTCTACCATGTTTCTGAATTGAGCTCTAGTGAACTCATCGTTGAACTCAAACAACAAGTACTTAGCTGCCGTACTAATTGCTTTCTCAAGAACAATGAACAATCTACGAACATTAATTCTATCAAATGCACTTGGCTTAGCAAGCAAGGTCTTGTCACCGAAAAGAATCGTACCTTGACCTGGGAATGTAACAATTGGGTTAATTCCAGACTTATAGAGAATGTCTCTATCAGCTTTATCAGGATTGTAGTAATTCTTGATTACGTTCTTGAGGATACCTCTGTTGAATCCAGCTGGTGAATACCATGGATCTCTAGTGGTATCTGTACGAACCATTAGACCAGCAACGTCACCGTTGTATGGAACATACCGGTAAACATCATTGTATCTATCGTATTGATACTTGTAACCACCATCTAGGATACCATAAGATGACGATGTTAGAGCATTTCTAAAGTCAACCGTGTTTGCTGATTCATCACCAGCATTGTTGATGATGTCACCCTTTTCAGGTGAAATAACAACAACACAGTCTTTTCTAGGCTCACAAATATTATCGATGATGTAATTACCTAACTGATGTCCATGAGTACCACCTCTTGACTTACCAGTAAGAATCATAGAGATATCAATCTCTTCTGCATTCTTAAACTTGTCATAGCCTGCAGTAACCTGACCAATGGCTAGGTTTGCTTCACCAGAATCTGAATCACCTGCTTTTTGGAATTCAGTTAGATTCTGTGAGGTGCCACCATCTCTACCAACTGTGAAGGATCTGCTGAATGGAACAGTATTAGTAACTGCAACCACTTGAGCAGCTGTGTTGGTATAATTGTTTGAACTTGTTACTTCTCCTACTGCACGAACAACTTTACCACCAATCTTCATCCATTTGGACTGATCGTTGATAACTGTTTCGTAGAACAAAGTCTCACCAGATTCGTTCTTTGCATCTGATGCTCGAGACAAACCCTCATAGGTTTCCAAGATTGAACCTTTAACTCCGGTAATGTCGCCATCTTCATCAGCGACAATAATATGGAGTTCATCAGCTGCTGTCGTGTTGTTTGCAACATTGTTTGCATACAACGAAGTGCCAGGAGCTGCATCAAAATTACGGAAGTATTCCCATCTACGCTTAATACCAGTCGTTGCTTTAAGGTTTGCAGAGAAATCTGTAGCTAAAATAAATTTGCTTTCTATTGAAACATTTGCACTAACAGTATAAGTCGTAGTCGTATTACCACCTGTATATACACCAGAAATGTCACTGTTGGCTTTATCAGCTCCGACTGCAGTAACTCTTCTTTCAATGGTACCAATAGAACTGTTACCAAGGACAAGAAGATCATTTACACCAATTAGATCTTTAGTGTTGTTAAGATCTACTAGTGCTGCTTGTGCTTCAGTCGTCGTAAGAGTAGATGAGTGATCGCCTGATTTGTGTGCAACAGCGGTGATAACTATTTCAGTGTTACCAACTGTAACTTCTGCATCTAGCGTGGAGCCGGCAATAGAACTGTTTGATACAGCGCTCTCAAAACCGTCACTTGTATCACAGATGGATACTTTCAATGAGTTACCAAGTGAACCAGGGTACTTAGCTAAGAAGCTAGAGTTAGTTGGTTTGGTAATATCATTTTCGTAATGATCATCATTTTTGATTAGAATTGAATGGGTTGTGTTATCTGCATTGGCGGTTGTAGATGAGTTCTGTAGAACAGTAGCATTACGTGCTGTAGTTGCTGCTGCACGAACGACATACAACTTATTACCATATGCAAGAAAGTTTGCTGCGGTGAAAAAAGTTTCGGCGTTTGTATTATCTGGTTTATGATAGGTGTCAACAAGCTCAGTCTCTGTCGAGACGAGATTGGCAATTTCTACAGGGCCCCATCTGAACGATCCTGCAATACCAGCTTCTGTGGTAGAGACTGCAGGTACGATACCAGTTAAGTCAATTTCCGTTACATTAACACCAGGACTGACTTGGAATCCCATGGTATTTGTCTCCTTCTATAAGGTTATTTGCAAGTATATTTGCCTGGTTATTTATTATTTTCTGTTTTTTACCACGAACCTTCGATTTCATATGGATGATCAACAAGCAATGAATCGCCTTTATAATTGGCCATATCATCATCAGGGTCATGAATACCATCATCAATAAATCCAAATGGTAACATTTCATCTTCAATAGCTTGTTCATTAGCCTCTAACAGGTTCTTTCTTATATCAATATCAGTCATCTCTTTGAAATACTCTTGACCTGTAAGCCAAGAAAATAATACCAAAGTCATTACTAAGTCGTCATTATATCCTTCTTCTGCTGCATAGCTGTTAGCTCTAACAACAAATGCAGTAAGCTCCTTAATTATTTCAAAATCATTTAGAATAAGTCTATCATTTTCTATAATAGTCTTTAATGAAGCACATCCTATTCTTTTCAACTGTTTTGTAGTTCGTACACCAAGTTGTTGTGATTTACCACCAAAGCCAGCATTCAATACTTGGCCAGCTCGACCTCTCCACTCTGCTGTTAATATACCTTCATACTCTAATTCGTGATGAAGAATATCAGCTACTTGTTGGCCGATGTCATTAATTTCAACAAGTATGATTCCATGGTTATATCGAGTAGCCACATCATATATAATGTTCGGATACACCATTGGAGCAATGACATTTGACCTGTAAGTACATACAACTTCATAAGGTACGGTAGTGCAATCAACGACGGTAAAAGCTGAGTAATCATTTCCTATTCCTCTGGAGGTATCAACTGCTATGGCATAAACATGACCTTTTTCAGGTTCTTTCCATATCTTCACATTCTCATTTTGTTGAATTGGTACATGGAATGCTAGCATTGCAAGTTTAGAAGGATTGATTAGTGTATTGGATGAACCAATAAAGTCACATTCAAACTCCTGTCTGAATTGTTCTTCACTTGTGTTTTTAATTGTTTGTTCTTTCCAAGCCACATCTCTGCCTGGTACAGCAGACCAATGAACTTGGATAGGTATATATTCATTCCTACCTTCTTCTGCATCAACCCATAACTTGTAGAACATATTCATGCCCTTGGGTGTTGATGTAATCATCACACGTGAAGTATTACCAGATGAAATAGTAGGATAAACAGATGCAAAAAATTCTTCTTGCAATTCAGGTGGAACAAATGCAAACTCATCTAGGTATACAAGACTAAATGATCCACCTCGAATTGCTGATGAAGACGTTGAAGAAGCTAAAATCTTAGAACCATTTTCTAATTCCAAACTTCCTTTGTTCCATTCAACAATACCTTGTTGCATCCAATTAGGTAACCACTCATACGCCATTTGCAATCTGCTAAGAATCTCTCTAGCTGTACCTGCCTTGTTAGCAAGTATTGCACAATTAAATGATTCATTAAATAAAACAAACCACAATATGACAGCAACCATTGTTGTTGTCTTACCTGACTGTCTAGGCATTTTACAAATTGAAAACCTGTTTTGAATAACAGACTTCATAATATCTAACTGAAAATCATAAAGATCGAGAGGTACAATACCTTCGTCGATATTAACAATCTTCATATAGGTTCTACAGAAGTATTCAATATCTCGACTACACCTAGCTAATTCCTCAAGCTGCTCTTTGGTGTACTCTAATTGTACACCTGATCTTTTTAGCTTAGGATTACCTAAGTAAATTTCTTGTTTACTTAACAAGCCCTGCTTCCTCTAATATCTTTCTATTTTTAAGATGCTCTTCAGCTATATCATCCTTACTTTGACCATGATATCGGACACCGTGACCTTCCTTTATCATAATCTCTACACAACTGCCCCATTTGTCATTTACTGAATCATATACTTCAAAGTCACCTAGCAGTCTTCCAAACTTTCCTTTTTCATCCAATGCTGACTTGAATGTTCTTGCATTAGCAATCAACTGAGTGATTCTCTCTTTAGCAGCTAACCCATATTTTTTTTCCTCAAGATCACGAGTTCTTGATTCTGGTGTATCAATACCCATCATTCTTATTCTTTGTTTTCTCAACCAGACACCAAATCCTAAATCAATATCGATATCAACGGTGTCGCCATCAACAACCTTAACTAATTTAAATCCGTATTCGAACATTTCCTGTTGACCTTTTTGTTTTTCTATGTATAATAGGCTCTGTAGCCGAACAGGGACCCAATTAAGCTAATTTAATATTATAAGGGTCTTCTCCCGATACCTCCATAGAGCCTTCTAAATGATTTATAATGTAATCCTGCTCATCTTGCCAAGTATAATCATATGTCCTACTTATAGTTTTATATGAGTCGTCAGTAGTAATCTTATATATATCATTCCTCTTCATTATTTCTTCTATGTCATTCTCAGTATAATTAACTACTTTTCCCATTATACCATGACCATAACCTTGAGTAATATCTGTCGGATCAAAATCATTATCAACTAACCACTCATTAAACCCTCTCTGCTCTTCATATCTAGTTAACGTTATTATAAACTCACCACTTACATACCTTACACCACTAATATTCTCTCTGTCTATAACTTCATCCTGATCTATGAATACTTCAAAATGCCTTTTACCGAGCTGACAATAATAAGCTACAACAGTAAGTGGTGCTGCTTCCCTCTGAAAGTGTTGGTAACAACCTTGACCTAATGGAAAACGAACCATTGGTGTATGTTCCTTTGATATATCTACATTATTTAAAGAACAGAATAAACTCTTTGGAGGCCTTCCTAATGCTTCCATTTGATGTACAACATTATTAATCCATCTTATAGCATGTCTAGTTTTATGAGTCATATTCTTTTTAAACCAATCACTAACATCCCAAACCTGACCAATTAATATTTCAAAATGATGATGTATCTCATTAGCAGCTTCTCTAAATCTTACTGGATTATCTAAAACACTTAAATTCCATTTCATATTAATCCTAGGGTAATTGTGGTACTCACCCATTTCCATGTTTATTCTTTCAATTGCCCAATTCATCTCATTGCATAATGTATTGGCGTCTCTAATGCCAGGATGATTATAAAGTTTAGTACCAGAAGCCCACCCTTTAAGCATATGAGACTTTTCAACTTTATTATCAGCATTTTCTAGATTATATTGTAATGCATTAAACCACATCATACCTAACTGGTTATCAGCAGGGTCAATTTCTAGAACAATATTTTCAAACTCACCAGCTACATCACGTAGCTCGACATATACTTTTTTCATTTTTTCAATATATCTCTTGCATTACCCCCTAAAATTTTTGTAAGTTCTGATGTATTACCGATAAACAAATTATTATTTGTTACCTTTTTAGCAGCTAATTCATCAGAAAGTATTTCCTTTGCTTGCTTTTGTAGGTTAACCACCTTTTCGTTTGTGTCTGTAATAGTTTTTATAAGCGTTGCAATAACTTCAAATGCTCTAGGATGTTGAGATTGTCTGGCAATTTCCATTAAGTCTTCTAATGAATGTCTACCTTTCTCAATTAAATCCATATAATTTTCACGTGCGTATTCTAAATCCTTTTCAGTATTTGATTCTTTAGGACTCTTATCTTCATGCTCAGGCAATTGCACTCTGTTATCATCAACAGGTGTAATATTTAAAGCAGTTGCTATTGGATCTGTAAGATCGTTTGGATCTTTAAGAGGCGGAGTTTGCTGAGCCATCGAAGAAGTCCTCAAAGTTTATAATATAATCATAGTCATCATTTGCATCAATCTCTGATGAGGCAACAGTTAAACTTGCATTTGTTGTTGGGCTCCCATTTGCTAACAAGCCTGGGGTGATTGTTGTCCTTTGTGCAAGTACATTAGCTGATGTACTAATTGTAGCTGTAACTGTATTTGCTGGATGACTGTTTGCAAGTGGAGTAGATGTATCAACATAGAATTGTAAATTAGCAGTTTTAATGATCCCAGTTTTAACAATTCTTGGAAACAATTGACCTTTAAGGGTGAATGTAAGAGTGTGAATAATTGCTCGTCTTTGATTATAATCAGCTTCATATGTATCTTGTACACTTATTGCATCAAGCACAACTGGAATATCAATTTTCCAATCCATATCAGGAACAACAGTTGCTGATACTGTAAATTCAGGTGTAAAGTATGGAACAATCTGTTCTAGTATCCTAGTTGAATCTTCAACAAATTTTGAGAATACATTGAGCTCAAATGTAATATCATAAGGTACGGGATTATACATTGTCCGTAACTTTGTCTGCTCATTAGCATTAGCAGTATATACATTCTTACGAATTGTATTTAATTTACGTTCTGTTGCATAATTAAGACCAATCCATTCAAAAGACATTCTCGGAAGAGTAATTGCTACTTCTCTATCAAGATTTGGATCTTCCTCTAGTCTTGCTAGTGTCTTATCACGTGGACCATAAGCTAATGGAACTTTTATATCTTGTACTCTATTACCATTACTGTCTACTCGAGAAATGTGTATATCATTAAACAGAGTACCAAATATAATGACATACTTACGTAATGTCTCGTGATAAAATTGATTGCCAAACATTATTCAGTTATCTCCATTTTTCAAAGTCTATAGGTTCTCGTCTATAATACGGATCCATAATAGTACCTTCAAGGATCATTTTTTTAACTGGACGTGAATTAGCAAATCTTGTAATTTTTTCAATGCAATGGTTAAACGTCATACCATTTTCATCAGCAGCTTGCCAAACTGCTTCGTCTTCAAATTTAATTGTAATTTCAACCATCTATAAATTGCCCTCACTAAACGGATCAGATTCACTAAAGTCAATAATTGCATCACCCTGAGTTTCTAAGAATACATTTTCAGAATTAGTTATTGTATCAAAGTCTCTTGCTGTATCAGAGCTTGCATCTACTCTATCTTCCTCTTCAGATAATACTCTATATCCATCCTCTGTAAATATTGGATTGTCATTTTCATCAGTCATCTCAACTTCACTATAGATGTCTAATGAGTGGGTAGTTTGGATTTGATCTATAACATCAATATTAGTATTAAATCTTTCATTACTATATTCAAACAATTCACATCTCAATTCGTAGAATGTTAAACCGCCCATTTGATAAAAAGTAGGCTCATGCTCTACAAACATTATTTGAAATATTTTTTCATTAAGTGGTAAGAATATTAGATCACCTTCACGTGGTCTAAATATACTTTGTTCTTGTTCTACCGATTAGCAAAGTGTCTTCTTGCTACACAGAATGTAATTTGGTCTCTTATTTCCAAACCAAATTTAGATAAGAAGTCTCCCTCACCTTCAAATCCATCAACACTCTTTATATACATTACACAATCAGTAACTTCTGTAAACTCTGCTTCTTCATCTTCAGTATATAATTCATCATTAGCAACAATAGTTTTACCGAGATATCCAACCTCTAATCCATAGATTTTGATTGACTCAGTAACTAAGTCTTCAATAAGTCTTTGTTCAGCTGTATTAGTAGTGTGATTAAAGTAGATGCTTCCGAGTGCCATTTTACCCCGTCATATCATGAACAGGCAATGAGTATGCACTGATCATCTCTTCTTCGAGTTTTTGTTTAGCTTCCATGCCCTGAGTCAAAATACCATCTCCATTAAACTGCACGCCTCCAGGCAATTGCAAGCCAGTAAACTTTGTAAGATTCATACCCCATTGTATTTGAATTAAAGCAGTTGTATATTCAAGTAACCATCTATCACCCCAAACATCTGTATATGTGTCTGGATCTACTTTTGTATAAACTTCAAAGACTAGATAGTCTCCTGCATTAATTTTTTCCCAATCCATATCAACATAAATTCTATTTACATGTCTATTGAATCTTAGTGGCTGTTTACCAACTAAGATTTCTTCAATCATTCTAATATTTTGAAAGTTCATATAGAACGGTACGAGATCATATCTAGATAAATCATACAGATCATTCAATGCTATTTGGTATCGAACATTGAAAAGATTATTTGTGCTTGTAGCATCTCCAACATCAAACATATTGATAACCCCAATAGTATTAGAATCAGAGACAGTAACGTACCCGTTAGTTTTATCCGTAGCTGTGACAGCATGTTTCAGAAAACCTCTACTTGATCCATCGAAGTGATAATCAGAATAATAAGTCAGTGCTTGATCTATACGATCATCAACTTGATCATCATCGACGTTAATTTCAACGACAGGTTTACCCAATCGTCTTAAACAATTCTCTTTAAATGTTTCTCTTGAATTTGGTGTTGCCATTATACCCTCAATGTAACAGTAGTGATTTGAGCTGAATTAGCATAAGGTTGTGTGTTAGCATTACGAGGTGTAAATTTAAAAGTAGTATCCAAAGTAACCTTAATTGTTTTTCCGTTTTCTAATTTTCTTATTGTCATGAGACATTATTCCTACAATGCAATACACCTTCAACGAGTTTAGTATTAGTTGAAGATCCATCACTAACCTTTACATCATAAACATATCTTTTATCACCAATTAAGTAATTTGTTTGAGTGTCAGTAAGTGATAATGTTAAATCACCATTAGATACGCCTGCAGTAGTGAATGCTAGATTAGAAGTAGACGTTGCATTAATCTGTGCATTAGAGTATGTTGATTGAATAATAGCATTAACTGTGTAACCCGATATATCAACACTGTCGCCATTAGTATCTACAACTTTGATTGTTGTTGTAAAATCAGAGTTTTTGTCAAGAAAAATATCTGCTTTGACGGCCATTTTGAGCTCCTAAATACGTACGTACAGTTATTTATAATTCTAAATTAATGGATTCACATGACTAAAGTAAGTGAATTGAGAAAGCACGCTCGAAATAGAAAGCTACCTGCTGCTATTAGGTTGAGCTGTAATACTCCAGAAATCAACGTTCACAATCTATTTATTTATGACGATCTTAACGATCCGTCTAATTATACTGGTATGCGTACTGCTGAAGAAAGACATGAGCACGCTGTTGTTGGTGTTAGTACTGGAAAGGATGTATATGATTTAGGAGAATATTATAACCAAATTCATACTGATGAAATTATGATACAGAGTGAAGTTAAAATTTACAACACTAGATTTGCAATGCTCGAGCCGGATTATGAAGTTCCATATCATATGGATCCACCAGACATATACAACGTAATATCACCTCTGACAGATCCAATACAATTTCATACAAAAGAACTAGAAGCAGAATTACAAGTTGGTGAAGTTTGGTTTGTAAACCCAAGCTATATGCACTCTACCTCTCATCAATCAACAAACACTAGAGTAGCTATATTAGCTAACTTTAATTATTCAGAGGAAACTTATGAATACCTTACCAGGCTATTATGAGCTAGAGCCAGAAGATAATTATTTTACAGATGTTACGGCTGACGTAACACATAAGTGTAATATGGAATGTAGTAATTGCTATGTTCCTAATCGTGATATTCCAGATATGGATATTGATAAACTTATTGATTGTATTAGTAGGTTTCCTAAACGAACTATGATTCGTATAATGGGTGCTGAGCCAACTATGAGAATGGACTTAACTGATATTATAGTGAGGATAAAAAAGTCTGGTCATCGTTGTACTTTACTTACTAATGGTTTAAAGTTAGCAAGTAAGAGATATGTACAGATGTTAAAGGATGCAAAACTTACGCACATCTATTTAAGTCTTAATGGTGTTGATAATGATGACTGGTATGAGCACATTGATGAGATGAGATGTGCTAAGCAAAAAATAATGGCGTTAGAAAATATTCACAAAACCCGTTTTATTATAGATACCGGTACAATAGTTTGTAAAGGAATAAATGACGAAGCCCCACAAAGACTTATTAATCTTTTCAAACAAAAAAATATAGACAACGCTTTAATAAGACTAAAAAATGTTGGTCAGCATGGCAGATATTTACTGCCTAGTAAAGACAATTACAGCATGGACGGATTAATTAAGATATGTTCAGAACAGTTTAATCTCTCAGTTGATTATATTAATTCATGGAGAGATAAGCCAATATATGGAGACCACGTTGAGCCCGACACTTTCATCTTTCCACTTAACGAAGCCTCAGCTAATAAACTATTTCACAGATCTGGGTACTGGTGTAAAATTGCGGATTGGGATAGTCATGATGATACTAGGCTGTACCCATTCATGGAGCAAACTCGCCGAGGAAGAATTACTGAAGACTTTAGAGTTGCCCCCCTTCCCGCACACATCGTTCAAAATGAAGGATACTATTGATGGTTTTGAAGACGATGGGGATTCCTGATTACTTCGAAGCTGCAAATGATGAAGAACTAAATCCAATAAGATTACTTTATAATACTAAGAAGTGGAAATACTACCACATTGTTGAATATACAGATTACTATCAGGCATATCTATCACCACTTCACTTTAAAAATAGTGGCAGATTAGATTTTGATTATGATGAAAATATTAGATTGTTTGTTATATCTAAAACATTCCAAAAGTTTAAACAACATGGCCAAGATGAATTATTCACCTTTTCTACAATAGAAAACCACCACACGATCAGAGACTGGTACGTATCTCTTGAACCTTTACCTCTGATATTACTTTATGATAAAGATACGGTGAATGTGAAAATTGATGAGTGGTTGAGTGTAAGAAGAAGGTGGATTAGTGATGCAAATTGACATCCATATTATAAAAACAGTTCATAAAGTTAATCCCTATCAATCAAACTTTGACCCTAATGAGTTTTATACAGATGAGAATGTTTATGATCTGAAGCATCAGATACAAAGATACTTTGCTCATGATTATAAACTAAATCTACTTACTAATGATACAACAATGAATGCACCAGATGTAAAGATCAAAAGTGTCGTTGACTATGACCTTTGGGGATGGTGGAATAAAATGTTGCTGTTTGATAAGAAGTTCACAGGACCTGAATTAAACTTGTACATTGATCTAGATACAGTAATTGAAAATGATATATCAAAAATAATACATTTTGCTCCTCGAGAAATGCTAACAGGCTTATATTCATATTGGAAACCTATTGATTGGGAGCAAGTTGCATATAAATCTTCTGGTTATAATAAAGCATTTAAACATTCTACATTATTTAACTCTTCTATAATGATGTGGCATGGTAATGATCTTCAACACATAACTGATTTATTTCTAGATAATTTAGATCAAAACTTATTACATTTCAGAGGTAACGATGAATATCTAAATGCTATGCATAGAAACAGACTTAAATGCTTACCTCGTAGGTGGTGTTATTCCTACTTCTTCGGTGCTGAACAAGGTTCAGAGTTTTTTGATAGAGATAAAGATCCATGGAAAAAGAGACCTGAATATAAAATAAGATTGTTAAATGGTGAAGGTAAAAGACAAAATGCAATGATCGATTCTAGGATAGAAACAATACATGATTAATCTTATGACTATGAAGTGGGGTGATAAGTTTCCACCTGAGTATCCAAATTTGATACACAGAATGGCCAAAAAACATATGACTTGTGAGTTTGAATCATATTGTATGACTGATGATGGTACTGGACTTGATCCGGACATTCATGTAGTAGAATGTACTGAGAAGTGGCTTTGGGATGATATTACTAACAACAACCAATGGTTCTTTTGGGATGGTATAAAGATGTCATTGTTTGCACCAGAATTGTGTGGTATAAAGGGTAAGATACTTTTTTCTGATCTTGATAATCTTTTTATAGGTCCTATGGATAGAGTAGTAAATACACCTACACCAGCTATTATAGAATGTAACTGGATGCCTCCATGGCATGTTGGAATGCATGGAGCTAACTATTTTCTTACAATGTTATTTAATGCAAGCCTTATCTACGTTGACAATGAGCAATCTACCACCAGTGATATATGGACACACTTCACAACCAACTACAACAAGATTAAAGGCTCATTATACAGCACTGATGCATACTTGTGGAGAGTATGGAGAGATAAAATGAATGTATATCCAAGTCGTACTGTTTACTCATATAACAGAGGAGCTGCGTATCCGGATAACTTTAGTATGGGTGCTGAGAAGTATCGATACAGACCAGACCATGCTGTTTGTATCTTTATGGAGGATCATGAACCGGATCCTTTAGATGTTAAGGAAGGGTGGGTAGCAGAGCAATGCAATCAGTTCCTATAGATGTATGTTGCTTAAAGGTTGGTAGTAAGTATAAATCTGAGTATGTTAACAACTTAGCTAAGCAAGTAGAACGTACAACAGCATTTAATGACTTTATTTGTTATACTGATGATAAAGAATTAATTGATAGTAATATAACAGTTAAAGAATTTAAACCAAAGTATGATGATAGAATGTGGTGGAATAAAGTCTTGTTATTTGATCCAAAACTCCATGAAAGAAAAACCATCTATCTAGATCTTGATGTAATAGTACATAATGATTTGAATAAACTACAAGGTCAAATATGTAAGACTGTGTGGTTTAAGGATATAGTCAGTGATGCAATTCATGGAAGTAATTTAAATTCATCTATACTTACATTAACAGACGATTGGATAACTCCATGGACCGAATGGTTAGCATATCACGACAAACTATATAAATCATACTACGGATTAGATATGTGGCTGTTTAGAAGACATAAACAGATACAAAACAAATTAATAACAGATGGTGTATATTCATTTAAATTTACAGGTGAAGAACTCAAAGAGGATCAGATAGTTTGTATCTTTGATGATTATGAAGACCGTGATGAATATTTGAGGAATTATTGGAATGATACATCCGTGTAATCCAGACATACTAGCATTGTTTGCTAGAGGTCTTAAAGTAGTACATGATACGCATGTGTATAAATTTAAGGACTTTTCTGAATGTGTATTTGATACTCAGATACAAAGTAAGAACTGGTTAGTAGACACACTTTATGATCACAGAGATAAACTAGGTGATATAAAAAGAGTCTCTGTGTTAGCTAGTTGGTATGGTGTAGCTTTTGTTCCTATAATGCTTAGGAAGTTTCCAGATGTTATTATTGACTTGTATGATGTTGATTGGTACACAACTGATATAGCTGAATTTATATTTAAAGAACATAACAATGTTAATGTACATTGTAAAGATGTTATTTTTGATAATGTAGAGTTTGAAGGTGATCTGATTATAAACTGCTCGTGTGAACATATGTATGATATGTCTGAGATAGTAAATCAGTATAGAGGTCGTAGCTTTGCTTTTCAAAGTAATGATAATAGAAATGTAAAATGGCTGCACATTAATTGTGTAGATTCAGCTGAAGAGTTAATTAAACAAACGGATATCAAAGAAGTGATCTTTGATGGAAAGATTCAAGTTCATAGAAACAATAGAATTATGGTGGTTGGGAAATGACTGATGACTTATTAGAAATAGAATCTCAAGTATATGGATTTTTAGTATTGTTGTTTTCTCAGATGTTATTTACTCAAATGTTTAATATGGAAGAAGAGAAAGAGTTCGAAAGAATAAAACCTGTTGTTAAGAAGTTAGAGAATGCAATGACTGAGGAAATGAGAATCGATGGTCAAAACAAAGCAATTAACTTTAAAGGCTTAACTGATCCATTAATTTATAATGGTATTCAAGATTTTTGGTATTATGTTTATACTATATCTAATTACAGAATACATGCAATTGAAATGCCTAAGTCTAATCCTTTTGAAGGACAACAAGATGAAGAATTATTTTTCTTTGCACTAACAAACGTTGTTGTTAAGTCACATAAGATTCATAGACAATTTAATCAGAGGTTTGTTTAAACTTATACAACCTATCATCATATGGAGCTAATGGCCAAGTCAAAGTTGTACCAGCAATTTCTTCAATTGTATTCTTCCATAAATTTTCATCGAAGACAACATAACCTATCGTGATCCTTGGTACATTACTAAATGCGGTATGCCAAATAATCTTTTCATGCTCGTCTTTCTTACCGTAGTATCCAGTCTTGCAACTCCAACCTGGAGCATCAGGAATATGAATAACATTCTCATCATTCTCTCCTAGGTTTGGTACAGGTGAATCAGATCCAGTTGGATCAACGTGCCTCCAATACCCATCACCCTCTTTACCTGAGTTATATGTAAACAACACATTAAATCCAGGCACGTTCCAATTGGTGTGCCATGAAATATATCCATTCTGAGGATACCACATTTTTAATGCACAGAACCTATAACCAAGATAGTTGCCTAGATTGTCATCAAGCCACTTTGCTTTTTCGAGAATAGGCTCAGCTATTTTTTTATTAAGCGTACCACCGTCTGCAAATTTTGCTGTTTGATTAAAATCAAATCCATAACTATCAGGTGGAAAGCCATCATGTTCCATATGTGTAAGTGACTTTAAACACTCAACGGAGGCAGCATACTCTGCACGATCTTCTTTAAAGAACTTGCCTCCACGAGCTTTGAACTTCTTATCAGGCTCTGGACCAAAATTATTTGGTAAGTCTAAATCCCAAATAAAATCTTTCCACTCATCTAAATACTTCAAAATCTCCGATTGTATTTGAAATATTGGGGTCATCTAACACTTGCTCCTCTTGTACCTGATGAGGTACTGTATAATGGTGAAAAACTTTTACCGTATCTTTTAATTCCCAATCTCTATAACCTTTCACAAAATTCCATCTTGAATGAGTTTCTTTAATTTTCACTTCATAATTAGTATAGAAGTTTGTTCTCCAAAATGCATATGTGTCCCAGTACCAAAGAGATTTTGGATGTTCAAATTTTTCCTCCCAATTCTTTTTACTAGTAATCTGGTCTCTATAGTTATCATACCAAGCATGTAACATTTTTAAAGTGTGAGGCTTGTTATTATAAATTAACATTCCACAATGCCACAACATTCTATACACACCGTTCTTGGCATTGTCCTCCCACGAGTGTACAGCATATCTGGGTTTACCTTCCGGATCACCATTCTCCCAGATTAGTTTTTTATGTTCCTCGTTATAATGCTCGAGTTCTTTTTCTTTTGTAAAGTACACAACTTTAGCATTGTAAGGTCTGTTAGTTGTCATGGATATATCATACTCATCAGGCAATTCATCAAAGATATATTTTACATCTTCATGTTCACAATAAGTATCTGCATCCATGTATACTGTTTTATCGTAATGTGTTTGATCGAGTGCCCATAGCTTTGCTCGGCAATGAACGGGAATGTTTGTTTCTATTCGATCAAATATTTTACTGTCTCGTCGTTCATTAACCCATGGCTCATGAGTAAACAAAGTTATCTTTGCTTCTGGCCAATAATCCTTTATAGACTCAGCTGACATAACAGCCGCATCATAATAAGGTTTTGTTAAAGATCCGACATAAAGAAAACCGTTATTCGGCTGCTGCTGACTCACTTTTACCCTCATCCATATAGTTCAATGCATATAGAGCACCGATGGCACCAAACAGTTCCATCTCACTCTTAGCTTTACGAATCATTCCTTTAAGTTCACGATTGGCGGAATCATTGACAATAGGTAATTCAAAAGCATCTACTTTCATTTGAAATAGACGTTCTTGCGACTCCTTGTCTTTTTCTTCCTTCTCAATCTTTTCCTGTTCCTCTTTTATCCTATTAATTTTATTAATTTCAGCTCGAGTATTTCTCTCGAGATCATCACCAGTAAAAACTTTATTGATGTGATGCCAAGCAGGATGATGCTCTCTGGACTTATCAATTGTGTGTTGATCAACTGAATTGTCTGGATGTCTTAGAAAGAACGTGATTACATCACGCTTATCGTTTGAATAGAATGCAAAGATGGGGTCTGCTGGACCAAATGGATAGGGAGGTTCTTCAGCTAGATTTTCACTCACAATCTCACTCCTGTCTATATTAAATCGTTGTGACCATACTGTTGTATCGGTATTTATAGTTCTGTGTAGACCAAGTCTATCTTTTCTTTCACTCATAATCTCTTTCAAAATTTCATCTCTAACATCAACTGGATCACCAGCTTCTGCAGTATCCAAATCCCAAAAATCTTGAAACTCAACCACACGAGCATCAATTTCTTCATTGACTAGCTGTGCTTCCGTTCCAACAAGATTATTTATATCTTTGTAGTATGGGTTTATTATCTTAACATAATTTAGGTTCAAAGTCAACACATTATCTCATTTATTGATACTTGTAGGTTGGATCTCCTAACACGTTTCCGGTGTAAACAAAAGTCACTCTGTTTGAACTATATCCTCTAATAGCTGCACCTGGCTCACCACCGTGACCACTCTGAGCAAATCTGGTCTTACGTCTAAAGCTCTCTCTAGCACCTAATCCATACTCGCCCAAATTACCACCATCACCTGATCTAATTCTTGTATTACCAAATGCTAGATTTGGAACACCGTGTCTACCACCTTTATATAGTTCACCAGCTTCTGGTAATGATTCAATTAAGTCACCAGTTTGTCCTGTTAGACCAATGAGACCAGCATCAAATCCAGCACCACCACCGCCGCCGATACCTGTTATCGTACCGGTACCGGAGTAACTTACAACAACTGATCTGTTATACAATTGAGACTGATAAGTCTTCTCCCAAAGTTTAGACCATACCTTCGTATAAGTGTTGGCATAATCTTTCTCCCAAGATTTAAGATAATCTACTGAGTAATTCTTAAACCATGTTTTACTATAAGTTTTGGTGTAATCCACTTGCCAATCTTTTGACCAAACTTTATTAAATACTTTCTGGTATGGTTGACCCCAAATCTTTGTATACGTCTTAGTCCAGATCTTCAAGTAGTCTTTATTGTATCCAATTGCATTCAAATTACTGCCAGAGTAACCACCATAGTAGATTGGACCCAACCAAGCCCTTACATATATCTTAGCATAATCTTTAAGATAAGTTTTACTATATCCAACTTCATAGTCTTTTACATATGCAACTTCATAATCTGCACTGAAGACTTGTGTGTATGTCTTCGTATAGTTTGTATCATAATTCTTAAAGTAGTTCCTCGAATAAATTTTATCATAATTCTTAACCCACAACTTATTATACACCGTTGTGTAATCAGCACCGTATGCTTTAGTAAACGTACCTAAGAATCTAGCTGTTTCCGTTCCTGTGAAAACCTTGGCCCATGCTGTACTTACGTAACTAACGTCAGTTGTACCATACTTACCACCACCAGTGTTGTATATTTTTTGATATTCACCAATATACAGTTTAGTATAATTTGCACTATACTCTTTAATAAATGTTAGACCTGTATATGACTTCGTGTAATCACCAATCCAAGTTGATGTCCAGAATCTTTCATAATCCAATGAATATTCTTTTGTGTATGCTTGCTCGGGTAAGTACTGTCTGCTCCATGAAGAGACAAACGTCTTAACATAGGTTGATGTAAATGCCTTACCAAAGTTCTTAGTCCAATCACCAGTGTAAGTCTTACCGTATATGAGGTCAGTATAAGTGGTTGCATAATCTTCTGAGTATGCTACCTGACTC